GAGGGCATGAAATTCACTCCCATTGCAATTCCAAATAATGAAGCGCAGTTTCTGGAAACCAGAAAGTTTCAGATTGAGGAGATTGCAAGAATGTACAGAGTGCCACTCCATATGATTGGCGACCTTGACCACGCCACATTTTCCAACGTGGAACATCTGTCATTGGACTTCGTCAAATACAGCCTTGACCCCTGGATTGTAAGGTGGGAGCAGTCGTTGCAGAAGGCTTTGCTTTCTGATTCTGAAAAAGGACAGTATTTTATCAAGTTTAATGTAGACGGATTGCTGCGTGGTGATTACGCTTCCCGTATGCAGGGTTATGCCACAGCAAGACAAAACGGCTGGATGTCTGCCAACGATATCCGTGAAAAGGAAGATATGAATATGCTTTCTGAGGAAGAAGGTGGAAACCTTTACTTGTGTAATGGCAGCTTTACAAAACTTTCTGAAGCGGGAAAATTTGCAAATCAAAATCCGGCAAAGGAGGAAGAAACTGAATGAAGAAATTCTGGAACTTCATAAAAAATGAAGATACATCAGAAACAGAGCTGCTCTTCAACGGTCCCATTTCAGAAGATACCTGGTGGGGCGATGAAGTGACGCCCGCACTGTTTCGTGATGAGCTCTCAAAAGTAAGCGGAAATCTGACAGTCTGGCTGAACTCGCCAGGGGGCGATGTGTTCGCAGCGAGTCAGATTTATTCCATGCTGAAAAATCATAAAGGCAAAGTTACCGTGAAAATTGACGGCATTGCTGCCTCTGCTGCGTCTGTTGTGGCAATGGCTGGCGATGAAACGCTGATTGCACCGACGGCCATGATGATGATTCACGACCCTTCCACATCAGCAATGGGAAACAAAGCAGATATGGAAAAGGCAATCGAACTTCTGGAAGAAGTTAAGGAATCTATCATCAACGCATATGAAACCAAATCCCATCTCAGCCGAAATAAGATCGCTAAACTGATGTCCGATGAAACATGGCTCAATGCGAAAAAGGCACATGAGATGGGATTTGTTGACGGGATTCTCTTTGCCGAAAAGAAGAAACCTTTCCCTCCCGAAGAGGAGGAAGAAGAAGAGCCTGACGAAGATGAGAAAAAGGAAGATGCTTTGACCGCTATGACCTATTCAAAATCAAAGAATCTATCTGCATTCTTATCCAAGGTATCTGCATCGGCAGAACCTGTCAAAGTGAAATTGTCAATAACACTTGACACATTAACCGCAAGGATTTTGAAGTTAAGCAGCGATAGTCAAAGCTGAATAG